TCTGCGCTACAACAGTTGTCCGTTATTGATGCCGCCAGCAAAGGCGATAGTTACAGGGATGGGAACTTTAGATGAATATGCCGTTTGAAATGTCTGTTGGTAGTGTTGGGGTTAAAACTACTAACAATCGAGGCTTTACCCCTGAAGAGGTCGCGGAATTATGCGTTGATAGGTTAATGATCGTATCAAATGATGCGCCGCCAGCAATAAAAGATCAAGCCTTGGCTCACAAGGAACGTATGAAGGCTGTAATCGCAGTCTACATGAAACAGGCTATCCAAAGTGATAGAACTACTGTATATAATGCAATCAGTGATGCTGGTCATAAAAAACTAGCCGAATATATAAGGAAAATGTAAATGGCTTTTAATGGCAACTTTATGTGTACCTCTTTCAAAGTTGAAGTTTTGAAGGGTGTCCACAATTTTACCGCAGCGTCTAACGTGTTTAAACTGGCGATGTACACCAACAGCGCAAGTTTTAATGCGGCTACCACTGCGTACACTTCTGGCAATGAGGTTAGTGGTACAAACTACACTGCTAAAGGAAATGCTGTAACTACAGTTACTCCTGTCGCTTCTGGTACAACAGCTCTTGTAGATATGAACAATGTTGTATTTAGCAACGTGACTATTTCTGCTGTTCGCGGAGCGTTGATCTTTAACGAGGCAGCTTCGGGTGATCCCACTGTATGTGTGCTTGACTTCGGTTCTGACAAGGCTGCAAGTGCAGGTGACTTTACAGTAGTAATGCCAACCGCAGACGCGAGTAACGCTATTATCCGCATCGCCTAAGTAAAGGGATAACCCATGCCACTACCTTTTTCTGGCTGGGGCCGTGGCGGTTGGAGTTCTGGCTCTTGGAATAGCTTACAAGTAGGCCAATCCGTTACGGGAGTAGCGGGTACAGGTGCCGTTGGTAGCGTAAGCACTACCAGCGGGGTTACTCAACCTGTCACGGGTGTAGCGGGTACAGGGTCAGTTGGCTCTGTAACGGTTATTGGCGCAGCTAACCTAACGGCTACAGGTCTGACAGGCACGGGGTCAGTAGGCTCTGTAACGGTTACTGGCGTTGCTAACATAGCAGCTACAGGGGTTAGCGGCACATCTGCACTTAACACTGTTGCAACTGAGTCTGATGGAAATCTTACGGTACTTGGCCTTAACTCTATTGGGTCAGTAGGCGCAACCACTATAATATCAAACTCCGTAATCCCTGTTACTGGCCTTTCCTCTACAGGTTCTGTGGGTGCAGCAGCAACTAGAATAGGTATCAACGCTAACATCACAAGTGGTGTGGCAGGAACTGGATCAGTAGGTTCTGTGACTGTAACGGGCCTAGCAAATCAAGCTGTTACGGGAGTTTCTGGAACTGGATCAATAGGTTCTGTAAGCGTAAACCAAGAGTTTTCTGTAACAGGGGTAGCGGGTACGGGCGCATCAGGAACCGTTAGCGTAAACCAAGGATTTGGTGTAACGGGCTTATCGGCTACTGGGGCAATAGGCACTGTTAGCGTAAACCAAGCGTTTTCTGTAACAGGGGTAGCTGGAACAGGGGCGGTAGGCGCTACAACTATTGATTTCTCCTACTCAGCCACAGGTGTGTCTGGCACTGGCGGTGTTGGCTCTGTAACTATAACAGGCGTAGCTAATCATACCGTTACTGGTGTAGAAGGCACAGGCGAAGTAGGCGTTACTACATACATACTTAGCTATCCGGTCACAGGAGTAGCAGGCACAGGCGCTGTAGGTGCTGTCAGTGTAAACCAAGCCTTTGCCGTTACGGGTGTATCTGCTACAGGAACAATAGGTGATACGTTTGTATGGGAGAAAATTAGTCCTACAAACAACCCAAACTGGGTGCCTGTAGTTGCGTAATCTGAAAAACATTGCGTCTTAACGATAGGCGCGGTACAAAGAAAACAACTTATCTGCTTAGGAAACTCACATGGCTAGTACATATGGAAATGATCTTCGGCTAGAAGAGATTGGCGACGGCGAACAATCTGGTACATGGGGCGCTACAACTAATACAAACCTTGAACTAATTGCAGAGGCTCTTAGTTTTGGCACCGAAGCCATTACTACCAATGCCAATACGCATACCACAACAATTGCAGATGGAGCCACCGATCCGGGTCGCTCTCTGTATCTAAAGTACACAGGAACGCTAGACAGCACCTGCACAATTACAATTGCCCCTAATTCTATTAGCAAGACGTGGTATATTGAGAACGGCACAAGCGGCTCTCAAAGTATTATTATCTCGCAAGGCTCTGGGGCCAACGTAACAATTCCAACGGGTCAAACCAAGATCGTGTACTCAGACGGAGCGGGTTCGGGCGCAGCTATGGGTGAGATTGGTACTTTAGGCGTTACTAATATCTCCACTGGCTTTGTAAACACAACGGCTAGTGATGTTACCAGCGGCGTTACTAAAGTTATGGTTGAGACAGGCAACGATAACTTTATACGACATGGTAGTGCGGCGGCTGTTCGTTCTTTCATAAACGTAGCTGATGGAGCTACTAACGTAACCAACAATAACCAGCTAACTAACGGCGCGGGATACATTACATCTTATGTAAACACTACCTACACAGCAGGTGGTGCTTATGGCATGACCTTGTCAGGCACCGAATTTCGTTTGGAAGATGACCGTAGACGTGACTCAAGTTCCACAGACATCTACTCAGGTAACACCCATGACTATACCCACTATGACGCGGATGTAGGTATTCGCTGGTATACCGCCAACGCTGAAGACATGCGTCTTACAGATGCAGGTGATTTACACGTAGATGGTAACGTAGTTGCTTACTCCACAACAGTCTCTGATGAACGCCTAAAGACTGACATCGTTAAAATTGATGGTGCCTTGGATAAGATTGCACAGCTAAACGGCTACACCTTCACATACACGGCTGACGGTAAGAAGTCTGCTGGTGTCATTGCCCAAGAGGTTCAAAAGGTTCTGCCAAGCGCAATCACTGAAAGCAAGTTGCCCCTCACGATGGGTGACGATGACGAAACAGAATACATGACTGTCCAATACGATCAGCTAATGGGTCTTATGGTTGAGGCAATCAAAGAGCTAAAAGCAGAAGTCGCTAAACTAAAAGGCAAGTAATATGGCATTACCATCATCCGGTCAGATTACCCTAAACCAAGTAAACGTAGAGCTTGGCCTTACAGCAACGGCTCAGATTGGCATGAACGATTCTGCCGTGCGTGGCTTGTTTGGTATTGCGTCAGGCGAGATTGAAATGTCTGATGGATATGGAAAGTCCAGCGAAACCGTCCTTTCAGCAGATACCAACAGGCTCACAGTCAGTAGCTTGATAAGCGCCGGTGGAACACTCAGAGTTCCATCTAACCTTTGGGTGTGGTCTTCTGTCGCTACCACTCCAGCTATGATTATTGACATAGCCTGTACGGTTATCATTGAAGGTAAGGTAGTCGGAATGGGTGGTTCGTCTACCCACAATGGTCAAGTAGGTGGGACGGCTATATCTATAACGTCTTCAGGAGTAACTGTTCAAAACAACTCTGGTGCCTATATAGCTGGCGGAGGTGGTTCAGGCGCTCTTGGAAGCAATGGTTTTGGTGGTGGTGGTGCTGGCGGTGGAAAAAGTTTTAGTGGGAGTGCAAGATCCCTCCCGTTCTTTAATGGGACGGGTAATAATGGTATAACTCAAGATTCAGGAAAAAGTGTAGGCGGTACTGGCGGTGGTGCTGGTGGCGGTGGGGGTAGTTCATCCATCATTGGCGGAGACGGTGCTCAAGGTGGTTTCATACTTCCCGGTTCTGGCGGTGCTGGCGGATATCATACTCAGTATGGGGGAGCAAGTGGCGGTACTGGCGGTTCTGCTGGCGGTGCTGGCGCTGCTGGGCAAGGCCCGTCTCCTTACTTTGGCGGACAAAGAGGCGGCGGTGGTGGCGGTGGCTGGGGCGCATCAGGTGGATCAGGTGGATCAGGCGGTCCCGGTGCTGGTGGCGATGCTATAGACGATAACGGTAACAGCTATACACTAACCAATAACGGAACAATATACGGAGCAACATAGTGGATTATATATGGATTTATGCGTCAAAGGAATACGCCAGTGAGGATCTAGTAAACGCAGCAGTTTTAGATATGAAGGCGCGACTTGACAACAACCCTACAGACTGGGTTACTATTAAGGAGGTTACTGGCAATGCAAGTGATGGGTGGTTGGTTCCACCCGAGACACTCACAGATAGTGAGATAAACAACTTGGACGATACAAAGCATTACAACGTGGCGGCTGTTATCTCTGGATACAATGGTATGGGCCTGACAGCGGCAGAGGCTACGGTAAAAATTAATGAACATAGAATTGAGTATGCTGTATTTATGACCGTGAATAGTATCTTTAAGACGAAAGTATACGCTCCATCTAACGTAGATATGTCGGGGTATATTGCTTAAATGTTAAGGCAAAGACGCAACGAGTTGTACAGATGGTTGATATGAATGAGCGCGTCTCGGCGCTAGAAAAGGATGTTGTGGCTTTGCAAACAGAGGTAAGAATCCAATTTAAGGAAGTCTTTACTAGGATCAAGCGACTTGAGGCTGTGCTTATAGCTACATCTGGTGCAACAATCATTATGCTGTTAACAATTCTTAGTCGTATGGGGTAAGCATGTGGTACACGTTTTTGTTCTTATACTATATATAGGCATAGGATCAGAACGTGCGGCAATAAGTACTGATTTATACTTTAAAAGATTAGATATATGTAATTGGTACGCTGAACACTTAGTTAGGCGCTTCGGGTATCCCGAAACAAGAGATTACGGTACAGCTTACTGTGTACCTAAATCAGTCGATCCTAGTAAGGTGAAGGTTTATGATTGACCCTGTAACAGCATTTGCAGCAGCTAACGCAGCCTTCAAAGGCGTAAAAATGTTAGTCGGCGCTGGTCGTGAGATGCAGGACGTTAGCAAGCAGCTTGGGCAGTGGTACTGCGCTGTTGCAGATATTTCCAAAGCAGAAACACAGCGTAAGAACCCAACATGGTTGGATAAGAAAACACACGGGACCGATAACATAGAGCAAGAAGCTATGGATATCGTGATCCGCAAGAAAACCCTGCTTGAAAAAGAAAAAGAGATTAAATTCATGTTGGACTACAGGTTTGGCTTGGGGACTTATGATGAGATGCTGGGTATGCGCCGTAAGATACGTGCTGAACGAGAAGAGACCGTATATCGTGCTATGGAAGCCAAGCGTCAAATACAGAATAACATGGCTATAGGTGGGTTAAGTCTGGGTATATTGTGTATGCTAGGTGGTGGTATGTATTTAATAATGTTGGCTACACAGTGATAAATGCGTTAATACTATCAGTAACGCTTGCAGGAGTCGCTAACCCGACCCATGTGCAGTGTCATTTATGGAAACGGCTTACAGCCGAAAACGGTCAAAAGGTGTGTGTTTACAGGTTTACAGCGGGGTATGGAGGTTTGGGTTATCATTACCCTACAAAAAGTTTTTCCGAGTGCCCTAAAGTGTTTAGTTGTCTTTACGAGAAGAAAGACAAACGTCCTAGTTTGTCAGAGATATTGGATGGCCTGAAAGGAGGTTTTTAATGCAGATAGCTTTTAAGAAGATACTAGAATATAAGCTGCTACCGCGTTTTATGATGTTCACTATGACGGTGGTGTATGTACGGTGCATAGAATGGGCACTAACGCAGCCTGACT